CGTCAGGAACTGCATTAAGTAATTCTGCTTTAAGATATAACATGGAAGAAAAAAGCGGTTCTTATGGTCATAAAATTATGGTTCTTGAAACTATTCATGGAACTTTAAACTTGGTTAAAGAGCCATTGTTTAGAGGAAATGCTTCAGGTTTCATAGCTATGGTTGACTTAGACCACGTTGCTTACAGACCGTTAGTAGGTAATGGTGTTAATAGAGATACTCAAATCATGACTAACGTACAATCAGCAGATGAGGATTTACGTAAGGATATGATTATGACAGAAGCAGGATTAGAAGTAAGTCTACCTGAAAGTCATTATCTCTTAAACTTAGAAGGAGTTTAATTATGGCTAGAGCAAGTGTAATAAATAGCAATAGTGGAAGTGAAGGTGAATTAGGATTAAGTCACGAATGGAAGCTAACTCAATACACAACTAAAATAACAGTAGCTGATGGTGCTACTACAGGTAAAGAAAGTGCAATAGCTATGCCGGCTCACTTTATGCCTACTTGGGTTGCTGTTACAGCTGAAAATGCTAGTACCAATGCATGTAATCTTGTAGACGTAGGTAATGATGCTGATACTGATGATTATGTAGATGGAGCTGCTTTAGCAGTAGGTCAAAGTGCTGGTTTTAAGGGAATCTTATCTTGTAATGGGTTAAGAGGAACTGGAAACGGTATAGATGGTGCATTAGCAACTGCTGACGAAGTTGAGATTGTTGTATCTGCTGACCCCGGAGCTGACACTTTAGTGTTAAGACTTGACTTTTTTGGTATAGGTCTTAAATAAACTGAATAAATAAAGTTAACAGTACGGAACTGTGGGGGTTATCGAATAAAGGGTAACCCCCAAAATCCTAAAGGAAAAATATGAAGTGTATAAAATGTAATGCCCCAAATCCAAAACAATGGTTTTATTGTAAAAAATGTGGGAGTAGAGCATCTGAACCTACATATACAACTAATATGTTTATGGGAAGTGAGATTGGTAAGAGAAGTGATATAGAATTTTCAACAATGAGTATGGATGACCATATTGCAAAAACTAAAAAAACAAATAAACATACTAGTAATAAAATTTGGAAAGAAAGAATTAAACAAGCAGGTGCTATTTAATGGCTAACTTTGACGTACAGATACAAGATATTATAGGTACATTTAGTGACCAAACAGCGATGGATGATTTTATGACTGCTGGATGTAAAGAAATTATAAATGCTTTACCTCCTCAGTTATTATTAAAGTGTGCTGACTTAACTACTTTAAATAATGTTACCCCTAGCCTTGATACTCTAGATACAAAAGGTTTAGTCTTAGATGTCCTTAGATACGATGGAACTATAGACCAACCTTGTAGGTTAGTTCCTGTTTATAAAAGAGGCAGGATACAAGATTCTTCTGATATGGAAGTAGCAAGTGCTACAGACCCAGCATATTTAATATTAGATAATGTACTAGAAATTTATCCAGAACCTGACGCTTCTCAAGTAGGAAGAGTTCATCACGTTATTTATCCTACTGTAGATGCAAGTGCTGTTTCTACGATAGCTAACTTTCCAGATGAAGCTGAGTACTTAGTAGTATTGTATGCTTGTATAAAAGCAGTTCAACAGTTATTAGCTACAGAAGAAGATATAGAATTATATAATCCTATGTTAGCTCAATTAAAAGATGATTACAATAAAGGACTAGCACAGCTAGTAAATTAATATGGCGGTACATTCAATAAGTGTAAAAGAATTAATAAGTCGAGTAAGGCTTGTATTCCCAGATGCTCCTGAAGCTTATGTTATTAATTTAATTAATGATGCTTTAGTAGAAATAGGAATGCATAAAACAAAAGTAGTGACATCTAAACTTAACTTAGAGTCTAATAAAATGTATTACGATTTAGCTGATGGAGCAACAGATTCTAGTGGAAAAGCACTTGAAGCTAATCATGTGTTAAGAGTTTACATAATAGACAATGAAGGTGATTATATTAAAATACCTAGGCTGATTGATAAAGAGATTCTATTAGCAGATGTTACAAATGAATCAAACTTAAACGTACCAAATTAATATGGCTTTAACAAAAGAAACAACTACTTTAACAATATCTTCCAACGGAACTAATCATATAGGTGATTATATATTAATATATGGAGTCTCGTTTAATGCATCAGCAAAACCTGCTTACTCCGAAACTAAATATTTTGTATGGTGGGGGGTTTCAGATGCAACAGCTCCAAGCGTTTCAGATGCTACAAGTGTTCATGTAATTATATCTGGCGGTGATACAAGCGACCAAGTTGCTACGGCTACATCTAACGCTATAAATTCTTTGAGCGATTTTACCGCTTCTGTTAATAGTTCTGTAGTTACAATAATAAATTCTTACTTTGGAAATGTTACGGCTTCTAATGTAGGTACTGCAAATGCTATTACGGTTGCGACAACTACTTCGGGCACAGGTTCTTTTATTAGTAATGTTAAGTATCCTGAAAATAATGCAATGTATTTTATAGAGGGAGATAAGTTAGCTATTTTATCAGAAGTAGATTCTTCAGGAAATCAAAACACTACAGCTAGAAAAAGTTTAAAATCTATACAAGAAGATTTAGTAGAAGGTTTAATGATTCAATACTACGCAGAACCAAATAGTGTAACTGCTATAACAGATAGTCTAGATATAGACAATGCACTTGAGCTTTCTGTAGTAGACTATGTTAAGAAATGTTTATACATGGATAAAGCTGGTAAAACAGCAGACCCTAATGTTATGCAAGCGTCAATGGCTATGGCGACTAAACATGAAAGAAATTTTAAAGAAGCTATACAGAGGTATGGTGTCCGCAAAAAGGATAAGACTGGTGGCTCAAGAGTCGTCAAAGTACCGAATTTAGTTTAACCAATATAGAGGCTTTTAAAGCGGTGGTGGAGGAATATAGGATAAACAATGTCAGACATAAATAAATTTACAACGAAAGAAGTACTAAACAAAGTTCTTCTAGATTCTTCAGGTAATGCAGTCAATGCATTTTCTCACACAACACAAGAAGCCTTCAATGCGGCTTTAGATAATGACAATAGTAGATTAAACGTAAACCTTGTAGGTGGTACTATAGGGGGTGACGTAACTATTAATGGCGACTTAACTGTTAATGGTGATGGTGCAGGTAATTACGATGAAATAGTAAATGGTGAGCTTCATGTAAAGATTACAGACACTAACGCTTTTTTAGTTGAGAAAGCAGATGGAACAGATGTGTTTGTTGTGGATACGACTAATTCACGAGTAGGTATAGGAATTGCTTCTCCAACATCAGCCTTAGTCGTGCAGACTACAAGTGCTTTAGATGTAACTACTGCTCCTACTGGTTCAGTTAGTATAGGTTCTCCAAGTTCAACTCTTCAAGGTGCAATTTCAGGAAGACAGACATCTAACACTACTGCTTTACATCTCATGGGAAGTGGAGCAGATGGCAATACTAGTGGTGATATGATTTTTAATGTCAGAGAAAATAACAACTCTACCTTTGCAACTCTTACAAATAGTGCATTTAAATTTCAACATTTTAGCACCGACTTAGTTACTATTTTAAGAAATGGTAACGTAGGTATAGGAACTGCAAGTCCAGAAGAAAAAATTCATAGCACAGGAGCAATAGTATCTACTGGTGTCAATGATACTGGTGCAACTGCTGGAACTGAAAGAGCTTTTATAGATTTAGTAAGTAATAAAGCTCGTATTGGTCATTTTAGAGGTACAACAAGTGCTGGTTCAGGTGGGTTGCAATTATATACAGATTCTGTTGAAAGAATGAGTATAGATGCTTCAGGTAACGTAGGCATAGGAACTGATTCTGCGTCAGGTAAAATTCATGTTAAAGAAACTGCTGGTGATGAATTTTTTACATTCGCAAATGGCAATGGTATTGGTTTAGTGAATAATGTTGCTAGTCATGGAATCGGTATATCAGCTAGTCAATCAGGAAGTTATGGTGGTCAAGGTTCTTCTGCACTAATCGTAACAGAAGGTGGGGGAAGTGCAAATGCTGGTACAATTCAATTAGTACATGATGGAACTATTGGATTTACATATAAAGGTGGAAAAGTAGGTATAGGAACTTCGACACCACAATCTAGCCTCGAAATCGAGCTAGGTGGGGATACTGGCACATACTTTGAGGCTGGTGGAAACGGAGCAAGTTCAAGTCAATCTGATGCAAGACATTTAAAAATAACCGCATCAACAACTACTAACGCTGGTGATACACACGCTATTGATTGCGAATCTTCAACAGGAGTATTGAAATTACAGACAGCGGGAACAGATAGATTAACCATAAATTCTACATCAGCTACATTTGCTGGTGATGTATCAGTTTCAGCGACTAATAAATTAAGATTAGATGGAGCTAGTGGTCATTCATATATATATGAACATTCAAATGATGATGTTAGAGTTTATGTTGGTGGTACGGCTGTTTGGGATTTTTTAACGACAGGAGCTGGTGTAAGTGCTACTGGAAAACTACATTTAGATGGTGGTGGAGATACTTATATTCAAGAAAGTAGTGCAAATGTATTAAAGGTATTTACAGGAGGCACTCAAGCATTAGAGATTGATGCCTCACAAAACGCTACATTTGCTGATGATGTTACAATTGGTAATAATGCAATTTTTCCAAATAATAAAAGTATTAATTTTTTAAATACGAGTGGGTCTCAAAAGGCAATAATTACATTCGACAATTCAAATATTACTAAAATTGGAGATACAAGCAGTAGTGGTACATTACAATTAAATTCAGGTAAAGTTGGTATAGGTGAATCTGCTCCCGATGCAAGTCTAACGATAAATCAAGGTGCGAATGATACTGCAATATTTAGTCTAAAGTCATCTGACGTGGGTCATGCGGTAACTGGAATTGCAGAGACAGATACTTTTCTTACAATATCTAAAGCTACTGCTGATTTTGGTGGAGCTTTAATTACTGCAATAACTGATGAAAGTACATCCGCTGAATATGCATTAGCATTAAGAGGTATTTTAGGACATGATAACCCAGCTGATGATGACCCAGCAATCCAATTTATTTCTGCAAGAAGAAGTGGTACTGGTATAACTGATTTAGCATCAGGTGAAACTGCATTTCGTTTTTCAGATTCAGACGCTACAACTCATTACTTAACGATTACTGGAAATGGTACAACTAGCGGGTCTTTTTCTGAAACATCAGATATATCACTTAAAGAAAATATATCACCATTGTCTAGTGCTCTTGATTTAGTAGAAAAG